AGCACAATACTAGACGAAGACAAAAATGAATACCTAATCTGAGCGCGGGCCACGGACACCTCTCCAGGCATTTTTGACACCATGCTACCCCCCTCGACATGAAGGGGGACAAGGCCGAAGGAACTCACCCTTCCAACAGACGGAAAACATGGCGGGTCTAACAAAACCCTGTAAAACCGTCTTTAAACCTGGAGCAAGGTTCGGCCATACGCGCTTAGACCAGGGACCAAGGTAGAACACGAGCTCAGTATCCCCTTACGGAAAAGAAACCGTATAGTAAGCACTATACGCGAACCGTGACACCACTCACCGGGTCGAGAAACGCGGTAGAGCTCGTGGGTTTCGGTCACACCTGGAGGTTATGCAATGCACTGCCCAAACTGTATGAAACAAGGAAAACCCCACACGCTCAAACAACACTCCAACACCACAATGCACTGGGTACAATGCCCTGCTTGTGGATATAACAAAAGCAATGAACACCACTACCCGGAGGGACCCATACAATGAAAATGAGCAAATACTATAAACGAAAAAAACAAGGCCGATGTCCACGCTGCAATACAATAGTCCTTGACAACCACGTCAACTGCCCGGACTGCAGGAAACACTTCGCGCAAGTGGAGCGCGACAGAAGAAAAAACCCCCTATTCTACAACACGCGCTTATACAAACCATGCGAAATGTGCGGTACGCTCATTAAAAAAGAGCGAGGCCGAAAGTTTTGCAAAAAATGTGTGAGACAGAGAGATAGAGCATACCGTCAAAAAGCATACCAGGAGAGAATAAAATGAATGAAAACAAACTCGAACCGAAAAAACACTCAAATGAGAGAATTTTAACTTTTATCGTCATAGTCCTCCTATTCAGTGTTTTCCTCGCATACATGCAAGCAGACAAGATAGCCCGCCACTCGCGAGTATTAAAAGAAGAACTGAACGCAAAAAACAACGCGATTCAACACTACAAACGAGAAACAGAAATCACCAACAACCAACTCAAAATAGAGATTAACCAGAGACAAGCACTCGTAAAACAACTTGAACTGCTCCAGGAGATAGCAAACAAGCCAGTCCCCCGCTGCCAAGACACTCCTCCTCTAGCCTCCACGGCCAGCATCCTCCTCCACGAAAGCAAAATAAGCAACAATCCATACACACCCGCCTACGACTGCAAGGACTACGCCAACGATTACATAAAATACCTACACGACCGCGACATTTTTTCCTGCGTAGGAACCATAGTCTACAACGCGAACACAGCACACAACATCGTCCTCGTAAACACTTCAGACAAAGGACTTTTATTCGTAGACCCTGCCAGAGAATCCTTTTATAACAAACAACAAATCTTTAAAGTCCACCACAACGTTAAAAGAATCGCCACATGCTACGGCACTTTTTATCCAGGGCCCCACCCGGCCCCCACCCCCTAGTCTTAAATACTAGATACGCTTTTTATTTAACCATGCTCAGGCTAGTCGAAGGCAGAAAAGGACGCAGGCCAGGAGAAGTCGGCGTCACCATTCAAATCTACGACCAAAAGCGCAAAAGCAAAACCCACAACCTCACAGTCCACGGCATCACACCCCAACGACTCTACAACCTCCTCAAATTCTATCTTAAACTCCTGAGCAAATACACTGAAAACGAAGTGATAGAACTATGCCCGAAGAAACAATCAAAATATCCAAAGTAAAACAAGACACGCGTGAATACGCTGCGTTCGTCGAACAACTCAGACAAAAACAAGGAAGACAACCCATCTGCGAAAAATGCATTAAAGTCGGCTGGGACCACGGAAAACGCTCGCCCCAAGACTACCTCAACATGAAATTCAAAGAACTGAACAGAGCCAAAGTCAGAGACAGAAAAGACCGCACGAAAATAATTGGCGAAGCAATCAACTACGAATGCCCTAGTGGACACGGAATCACGGTGATCACAGAATGCCAGGACTCGGAAAAACCAGCAAAGACTACGACCAAATAAAACAAAAAAGCATCTACAAGTTCACCCAAACATGCACCTGCGGCCACAAATGGGGAACCATACTCGTAGAATTCCAGCCAGGCGAAACCACTAGAACCATCGAACTAACCTGCCCCGACTGCGGAAACAAAAGAAAACTCACAGCCACCCGCAACCCCTAAACCTCCCAGGAGAGAAAAACCATGAAAATCCCAGACGTCACAATAGCAAACGCAAAAGACCTGAAAACAGACGGAGACAACCCCAACAAAATGACCAAAGAACAACTCGAAGCCCTCAAACAAAACATTCGAACCTACGGCTTCATAATTCCCATCATAACAAACAAAAACCTCTTAATCGCAGACGGCGAACACAGACTCCGCGCAGCACAACAACTCAACATGCAAAAAGTACCTATAATAAAACTCCCACTAAAAGACGTCGACAGAAGAATCCTCCGCCAAGTCCTCAACAAACTAAAAGGCCAACATGACCCAGACTTGGACCTCCCCGAATACAAAAAAATAATAGACGAAGAAATCAGCGAAGGCATAGTCCACCCAACAATGAAACCCCTCCGTCTCATAACAATGACACTCATCAACTCCAGCAAAAAAGGAGACATAATCCTAGACGCATGCGGAGGAAGCGGAACCACCATGATAGCCGCAGAAAAACTAGACCGAAAATGCTACATGATGGAACTCGAACCCGAATACGTAGACACGATAATCCAACGATGGGAAAAAGCAACAGGCAAAAAAGCAGTTTTAACAAACCGCAAAAAAACGCATTCGTGAAAAAAACATGACTCAAACAAAAACCAAAAAACCCGCGCCAACAAAAGTCTCTGCAAAACAACGCAGAATGGAAATACTTAAAGTAATTGCATCACTCGGACACCCCGACTTATTCAACAGAAAAGAAGCCGCAAAACACTACGGAGTCAACCCCTCACAAATAACGCGCGACGTTCAATGGATAGGCAAAAAAATAAAAAACCTGAAAGGCGATGAACTCATGCTCACAATCATAGCCGCCCAAGACAAAAGCATTAAAGAACTACTCCGCCAAGGCGACTACGTCAACGCAGCGCGCGCTGCAGCAAACCTAGGCAAATTCATGCAACCCAACGCGCTCATAAACGTAGAACAGAAAACACTCATCCAGGACAAAACCATCACAGTCGGATGGGTAGACCCAACAGACAAAAAAGCCATAGAACACATGAAAATCCCTGCAGCGGCCCGGTGAGCACGTGCACTACACAATAAAATACATCCCCCACAGATTCCAAAAACAATTCCACACAAGCAAAGCCAGGTTCCGCTTAATGGTTGCAGGAATCAGAGGCGGCAAAACCATCGCAGGAGCAAACGAAAGCGTCAGAGTAAGCATAAACGGAATGCCTCCTCACTTCAGCGCGCCAAACGTCGGAGCCATCTGTGCAGCCACCTATCCAATGCTAAGAGACGTCGTCCTCCCCGAATTTTTCCGCTTCTGCCCGGAACCAGTAATAAAATCATTCAACCGCAGCGAAATGACGCTCAAACTCATAAACGGCAGCAAAATCTTATTCCGGAGCGCGGACTCTCCCGATCGACTAAGAGGCCTCGACCTCAACTGGTACTGGATAGACGAAGCAGCAGTAGCCAACAAAGAAGCACACGACATCCTCCAAGGAAGAGTCGCGCAAAAACAAGGCTGCGGCTGGTACACCACCACGCCAAAAGGCTACGACTGGGTCTACAACGAAATAGTCACGCCCTTCCAAGAAGGAGACAAAGATTATTTTGTCGTCATGTATCGAAGCATAGACAGTCCCTACTTCCCTAAAGCAGAATACAAAAGACTCAAAACCAAGTACACCCCCGACTTTTTTGCTCAGGAGCTCGACGCCAAATTCGTTTTATTCGCAGGACTCGTCTACAAAGAATTCAACCCACTCACCCACGTCAAACAAATAAACCTCCAAGACTACTTTAAATATTATATAGCAGGCGTCGACTGGGGCTACTCAAACCCCACCGCCCTCCTAATAATAGGAATAAACTCAGACGACCAACTGCACGTCCTCAGAGAATGGTACAAAACCCACCAAACAATAGACGAAATCATCACAGCAGCCAAAGCCCTCCACAAACAAACCAAAATCACACGCTGGTACTGCGATCCCAGCGAACCATCATTCATCACACAATTCAACAGAGCAGGCCTACGCGCAGTCCCAGCCAAAAACGAGGTCATGCCAGGAATAAACGCAGTCGCCGGAAAACTGAAAGAACCCAGCCTGTTCATCAACAAAACCTGCGAAAACCTAATAAAAGAATTCCACAATTATCAGTACCCGGATAAAAAAGACGATCGCAACCAAAAAGAAGAACCTATGAAAGTCAACGACCACGCTCTCGACGCACTCCGCTACGCCGTCTACAACTTCAAGCCTTACAACCCAATAACTATTAGATAAAAACCAAAACTTTAAATACTCTCAAAACATTTTAAACAACGCCTAAATTTGGGGGCAGGAGAGTCCCTCTAAGATACTCTCCTTTTTTCACGCCTGGAGCCCGCCTGGGCATGGCTCCAGGTTCCACTGTTCATGCTCATGAGCATCATCTCAAGAATAACCAACTCCCTCCGCGCGCCACAAACCCCCTCCAGAATCAGAATCGGACACGCTAGAGACATCAAACTCTCAGAATCCGTGAAAGGCAAAACCAAGCTAGGAGAAACCAAGAGAACCCACGACATAGGAGAAGACCACCCCTGCGACTTCGAACTCCTAGAAGAAGTCTATAAAAACGTTCCTCTAGCCAGCGGAGCAATAAACAAGACAGTCGACGTCACAGTGTCCAGCGACTTCTCAGTCAAAAGCAAAAACCCCACCGCAGAAAAAATCATAAACGAATTCATGAAAAAACACAATTTCGACCTCCTACTCCGCAACATCGTCAAAGACCTAATGATATTCGGCAACTGCTTCGTCGAAGTTGTCTACAGCGACATAAACCAAAAAATAAAACAACTCCGCATCCTCAACGCCGAAAGCATGTACGTTACAAGAAACGAATATGGCGAAGTCGAAGGCTACACCCAACTCTACAAAAACGAACAAGAACCCATTAAATTCACCAACTCTGAAATAATCCACTTCAAATACAACGTGATAGGCGACTGCGCGTACGGCTACTCCATCATCGCGCCCACCATTAAAATCATGGAAAACAAACTGCAAATGGAACAAGCCATGATGACCTTAATGAAAAGAAAAGCCAATGCCCCCCTCGTAGTAACAATGGGAACCGAAAACGACCCCGCCCAACAAACAGACCTCGACGGCATGGCCAATGACCTCTACCACCTAGACGAAAAAACCGAGTGGGTCGTAGACCACAGAGTCAACATTTCCAGCCTAGACGTCGGAGGCAAAATCGCCAACTTCGGACCATTCAACGAACACTTCGAAAACCAGCTAGTCTACGCGCTCGAAGTCCCCATCGTCCTGCTCGGACGAGGCAACATTCCTGAAGGCCTAGCAACCACCCAACTCGAAGCATTCGAACGACGCGTCAATTCCATTAGACTGCTAGTAGAAAACGTCCTCGAACAAAACCTCTTTAACCGCGTCCTCCTCGCATACAACCTCACAGCCGACGTAGAATTCGAGTGGGAGCCCCAAACCAACGAAGACCGCTGGCGCGAAGCAGAACGCATTATGCTAATAATGAGCACCGGACAAATCAGCGAGCCCTCCCGCAAAGCCCTGGAAGACAAACTCAACAAGATAATGGGCATTGAAGGAGTCGTCCCAGAAGATCTCCCACGACCTGAAAATAACCGATTATCAGCCGAACCACAACAAGGGCCGGGTCCATCTCCTCCCGGCCCCAACACCCCCACGCGCGACCACAATCCTTACAAAGAACACCTACACGAAACCTGGCCCACCACCTCCCACGAAAACATGACCATTAAAGAATGGACTAGCAGAGAAACCAATCCCCTCTGGCCAAAAATAGATGGATTCCTAGACGACTATGATTTCGGCCAAATCACAGGACTGACCAAAGCAGACAAAAAAGCCATGAAAATTGCATTAAAAACAGGCATCAAAAAGAACATGACGCTCAAACAACTCACCCAACACATAAACAAAGTCGTAGACGACCCCAACAAAGCAGAACGCATCGCCAGAACAGAAACAGTCCGAGCAGTCTCCCGCGCGCTCTTGGAAGACTTCAAAGAAGCAGGAGCACAAACCTACAGGTGGGTTACCATAAGCGATTTAAGACGCTGCCCGGAATGCGCTGAACTTCACGGAAGACAATACGGAATAAACTCAAACGGCCCTCTCCCTCCATTCCACCCCAACTGCAGGTGCACAATCACAGCCGTCTTCTAGTATTTAAAAAACAAGGGGTTTAAATACCGGAACCTGGTTTTATTAACATTAAATGACGCTCCACATCTGCCCAAACTGTCACGCGCGAATCCACCTCAGCAAATATAATACAGACTTCGTCCACGAATGCAAACACCCCAGCCCAGTCTTAAACACTGAAAGCATAGTCAAAATGGGCGACAGCACAGACTTTGATGGAACTCACAAAGCACCAAACCCCAACCTCCAAGGAATCGCCAACAAACTAGACGGAACCAAAGCAGCAGTCCTAGGCGCACGCGCGCACGACCGCAACCAGCACGGAGACAAAACCTCCACCCACAGAACACGCAGAAAATTCACGTACGTACAGGTGACCGAATGACACAAAAAATTAATTATCAAATCCCGGTCCTCAATGAATACACCGGCCCGGACAAACCCCTGCGCATTCAAGGCGTAGCAATAAACGCAGGAGTAACAAGAAACAACGACAACTACACCCCCGACGAACTGCAAAAAGCAGCTAAAAGCCTGATAGGAAAACCCATTCAAAAAGACCACAGCGAAAGTATCGACGCGACAGTCGGAAAAATAGTTGGAGCCTCCTACCAGGACAATAAAATCCTATTTACTGGAGAGATCATGGACGAAGAATGCAAGAAAAAAATAAGAGACGGCAGAGTATCATCCGTCTCAATCGGCGTAGGCTACCAAGAACTCCTCACGGAAACCAAAGACGGAGAAAACGTCTACACGCCGAAAGGACTCGAATTCCTCGAACTCTCTCTAGTAGCAATACCCGGCGATCCAAACGCCGCGATATCTCACGCTATCCAAGAATCACTTAAAGGTGAACAACCAATGAAAAAAATTAAAGAACAGGAGCCAACGGCACCTCCAACTCCAGCAGAACCTCCCACACAAGAACCAGAAGGAGAAGGAGAAGACCAATCTGCCGCCCTCAAAGCAGAACTCGAAGCAGCCAAAGCCAAGATAGCTGAACTCGAAAGCGCGCTCGCAGCCGCAGACCAGTCTGCAGCCGAGCTCGTCACAGCAGTCGACCAAGCAATCGAAGCACCTTCCGAGACACAACCAGCAGCAGCTGAAGTCACGCCACCAACTCCAACCGAAACCAGCCAACCCGCGCCTGTAATGCCAGAAAACATTCAAAGAATGCAAAAGCTAACAGCCGCACTGAAGAACACCGCGCGACCGAAAGGACGCGTCATGGAAAAAAACACTAACAAAATAATCACCGAAGGAAACGCAAAAATACTCCAGGAAAACGGCAAAAACTTTGTCGTGCGCCAGGGAAGAAACGGAGTATCCTTCGGATATGAGGACTGATGTAAATGGTATCAACAAGCGAAGGATACTTAGGCCTAATAAACGACGACGGCATGTCCTCCTTCACGGTCTACGCCGCAGGCGTAATCAGTGGAGGCAACTGGGTCACAGCAGGAAGTGACGCAACCGCCGCAACACTCTCATTCTCCGGCGGACAACCCACCTACACGGCTGACATGATAACAGTCACAGCAGGCGGAAGCGGAACAACCCGACCCGTAGGACTCGCCCTACAAGCAGCTGCAAGCGGCGCGCCAGTCGCAGTCATACGACGCGGCCTCGCAATACTCCCCGCAAACGGAGATGTTACTGCAGGCGGAAACGTAGCAGCTACTTCAGCAGCGAACGGACGCTCATGTGTTGCAGACGCAACAACAGGAAGCCCCAACTTCAACACAAATGACGTCATAGGAATCGCACTGACCGAAGCAGCCAGTGGAACGAACAATTTTGCAGTCGTGCAACTAAACCTCTGAGGCGATAAAAATGGTACGAAAAACACTCAAAGAAATCCTGAGCACAGGAACAGGAACAGAAGGCAGCCTGCTCATCGAAAAGAAAATCTACGACACTCTCATCGAGCCAGTCAACAAGAAACTCATCGACCCATCACTAGCGGCCATCTCCATCCCAAGCTCACAAATTCCCGGAAGCTCAATCGACGTCGACCTCGTCACCCCAAACACCATGAGCGTCTACGAGATAGCTGAAGGAGCAGCAATCCCACTCGACGTGGAAGCATACGACTCATTCAACCTCAAACCCAAAAAATACGGGGTACGAATCGCAGTCACCAAAGAAATGCAAGAAGACGGCAAATGGGCTCTCATCGAACACAACATTAAAACCGCAGGAATTAGAATGGCCGAAAACACCAACAAACTCATCATAACCGACGCCCTCGACAACGCAACAAACACAGTCGCAGGCGGAGCAGCAACAACCATCGCAAACATCACGCGCGCCATCCAATATCTCGAAGACCAAGACTACGAAGCCACCGACATCATCGTAGGACCTGAAGTCGCCGCAGACATCAGAAACATAGACACCTTCGTCGAAGCAGACAAAGCAGGAAACACGGAAATAATGAGCTCCGGCTTCATCGGAACAATCTACGGAATGAAAGTCCATAGATTCAGCACCAACGCCGCGCCATCAAGCACTTACAGCAAGTATGCCTACGTCATCGACCGCAATCATGCATTCTGCATGGCTGAAAAACGAGGATTAACCGTAGAAAACTACGACGACAAAATCCACGACCTAAGCGGAGCAACAGTCACACAAAGACTCAAGGTCAGATACCTCAGAGCCGACGCCATCTGCAAAATAACCACCTCCTAGAGGCAATTAAAATGCAAGACGGACTAGCAAGAGAAAACCTGACAGTAGGCTCACTCGTCGCGCAAAACGAAATCAGCGGAGCCAGCGCAAGCATCGACAACTACGAACTCGGTGCAGGCGCTGCCTCTGGCACCAAAGTCTCCAGCGAATACGCTACCGTAACCGTCGGAAGCCCCAGCGCGCCAGGAAACAGCATCCAATCCAACATAGCCACAGTCGGCGCAGGCTCCACAATCTGGGTTGTCTTCCCAACAGCCTTCGCAGCAGCACCAAAATGCGTAGCCACCTACTGCGACGGCACAGTAGCCAGCGTAGCTGGAAGCCCATTTGGAGCCGGAAGCGTACTCTTCACAGGCGAAACAGCATCAAAGAAAATACACTGGATTTGCGTTGGAAGCGGCAGAGTCTAAGAACCCAAGAGGTTGCCCCTCTTCAAAAAATCCTGAAAAAGAGGAATAAACATGAGCAGAATAAACGAAACCATCATCCAAGTCAACAACTCAGGCCTGCACGTGGTTCCCGAAACATACGCACGCGAGAACCACATAGCAGGAGTCGTTGACAAAGTAAGCCTGACAGTAAGCACTGCATCAGGCATCGCAAACAACGGCAGCGCCTGGCTAGGCATCTCGGGAGAGGAAACAATCCTCCAGATGACAGGCTTGACAGGCACCACTACCGTAGTAGACTATCCCCGTAGATTCGTAGACAACGTCAGCGGAACCACTCAAACAGGAGTCAGCGGAACCAACGCATTCACTCCCTTCGCCATCGCTCCAGGACAAACACTTTATATGGCCGGAAGCGGATGGGGATCAGGAACAAACTTGAGCGTAGGCGCGACAATGCACGTCTACTGGCATAAACCATGAGGTAATAAAAATGGCAGCAACTTTCGCATGGAAACAAACCCACTCAGCCACCCCCGGAACAACAGAAACCTGCGCGAACGTCAACCTAGTCAGCACACCATCAGGCGTCGACGTAGACCCCGGAAGCAACCCAATCACAGCAGGCAGCAATTCCTACGAACTATTCCTACGAGGCGAATTCTCCGGAACATTCACAGCAGTAACCAACTGCAGATTCTACAAAAGCGGCGGAGACTATGTCTCGAACGAACAAGTCTACATGGCCGGAAGCTGGCCCAACAGCGGCAGCAACTCAGCCTACATGGAACCAGTCGCCACAGACAGCGACTACGCCACAGGCAGCCTACCCGCAACGCTACCAGCAAGCGCCAACGTAAGCATAGGCAACAGCGTCACTGGCAGTTTAACCTCTTACGGACACACAGACTACATCCTCCTACAAAACAGGATAGGAGAATCCGCAGCAGCAGGAACAACCAACACCAAAACATTCGCCCTAGTCTACGACGAAAACTAGCAAAAAAACCAGGAGGCAATACAATGCACTGGACAGCAGAATACCACGACGGAACACAACTCCCTCAATACGAAAACAACCGGGAACACCTATTCAAAGAAATAGACCAGGACAAACTCAAAACCTTCAAACTAACCAACAAAGCGCGCGAATACCGCGTAGACATCACGCCCGCGCGCAAACTCATTTTTTTCAGACGCCACTTCGTAAAAACCGATGGGACCCACGACATCCACCACTTCCTAGGATTCCAAGAAAAACTCTACGACCACAACATCACCCGATTAATAGAAATCCAACCAAACGGAAACGTGATTTTACATGACAGAAAATAAAAAAATATACTTCGCAAGCCTGCAAAAACACGCAGACAAAGCAGCACTCGGAGGAACAGTCCTCGTAATCGGGCTCTTCTTCTACCTGCAAACACTCGGAGCCATAACCATAACAGGCTACTCCAACGACACCGTCTGCGCAGGAACCCCAAGCGACCCCTGCATTGCATACATAAACTTCACCGCAAACAAAGACATATTCATATACCCAGTAGACTACGACCCCTGGGGCCGAGAAACCCCCGCCACCTTTTCAGACGGAATAAACGACTGGAAACTCCAAAGAAAATGGGGCAACACCTGGAGAACCATCCCACTCAACCAAACCTGCACAGGCACTTGGTGCGGCCTCAGCAGCAACAAAGACACGCGCAAATTTTCCGTTGCCTTCCGAAAAGGCAAAGACTATCAAGTCAGAATAGTAGCATACAAAGAAAACGCATTCCAAGACATTAAATGGGGTTTCGGACCCGTAGACCCCACCTTCGAAGCAGTAAAAACCGATGAGGTGTTCACCAAGCTAATATCCTCTAAAGCAGACCTCACTTACGGAGAAGCAGTCTTCGAGATTAACAATCCCTTCGGCAAACTCAATGCAGACAAGCTCTCGCACGAATACACGATA